CGCCGCCGCCGCCGCCGACGCCGCCGCCGACGCCGACGCCGCCGACGCCGCCGCCGACGCCGCCGACGCCGACGCCGACGCCGCCGCCGACGCCGACGCCGACGCCGCCGCCGACGCCGACGCCGCCGCCGACGCCTGGTCTGAAGCCTGGTGGCGTCGTCGACCTGGCCTCGTGATGGAACGCCGTCGCCAGGCGGCGTCGATCCTCGCCGCGGCGGCGAGGATCACGGACGCGCCGGGCGCGCCCGTGGCGGCGGCTCCGCAACCACGGGGAGATCAGCCGTGACCGTTCCGCCGATGAAGGTCCCTCTGCTCGTCGACGCCAGCCCCGCAGAAGGCGGGGCGATGGTGCGCCTGGTGCACGAGTTCGACATGCCGCCGTTCGCCGTGCCGCCTGGGGTGGTGATCTGGGGCGGCCGGGTGTTCGTGCGCGAAGACGTCGCACCGCACGCCATCGCCTACGTCGAGTCGTTCGCCTACAGCCTGGACGAAGGAGCGGCGTCGATCGGGGTGAGACCAACGACCATGCGACGCCCGGGGCCGGTTGGCGAAGGGCCCCGCACATGAAGGCCCTCTCGATCTGGCAGCCCTGGGCCTCGGCGATCGCGCTGGGCCACAAGCGCGTCGAGACGAGGTCGTGGTCGACGCCGTACCGCGGCCCTCTGCTGATCCACGCGGCGCGCACTCCGGCCAGCGGCCTGCAGGTGATCCGCGAGATGCCCGAGCTGTGGCGCGAAGTGCTGCCGGTGGCCGATGGGCAAACCCTCGAGCAGGTGTTCCGCGCGCTGCCGTTCGGCGCGATCGTCGCGCAGGTCGACCTGGTCGGTGTGGTGCGCGCCGACCACCGCGACGAGCTGCGCCAGGCCGCGGTGCGCGCCGGCGGCAAATACTCGCATCTGGAACCCGACCTCGGCGACTACAGCCAGGGGCGGTTCGCGTGGTTCTTCGCGAACGTCAGAGCCTTCCCGGAGCCCCTCGCGATCAAGGCCGGCCAGCTCGGCCTGTTCGACGTGGAGCTCCCCAACGACAAACCCGCGGCGGCGCAACCGTGACTCTCCTTCTTCCCCTTTTCCCGGGCGCCGGACCTTTCCGGCGCTGCTCGGCTGCGCCGCCGCGATCTTCTTCTTTCCGCGCGATGGGCGGCCCGAGTGGGCCGTTGACGCATCGCCAGCAACAGCGCCAAGACCAGTCTGCATGCTGGCGCCTCCTGGGAGCTGTTGTTGGTGAGTGCGCCAGCACTTTGGACGGTGCCGCCGGTGCGACTCCGGCACGCGCGACCAGAGAGCGAGTTCTGCGAAGTGATCCTGTCTCGAACCGTTGGATGAACGTCGTCGGTGAGCAGGGGGGCGCATCCGCGATCGCGGCCCCCGCTTCTTCTGCTCGGAGGTCCCGGTGAACGCCGACGCCCGCATCGCCGAGCTGCAGGAGCAGCTGTCGCAGGCGTTGACCCGCGCCGAGGCTGCCGAGCGCGAGCTGCGGCACGAGCAGCAGGCCACCGCCGCTGCCGCCAGCGCTGTCTCGGACGTTGCCGCATCGAGGGGCCAGTCGGACGACCTGCCGAAGCCGTGCACGTGCGGCGTCTGCTACGTTCGGCGGGCCGCTCCCGCGTTCGCGACGGCGATGGGCATGGTCCGGCAGGGCGCGGTGCCGTGGGCCGGCATGGAACTGGGTTGGTACGCCGAAAGCGGTGTCGGCGGGCTGTTCATGGCGGCGATGTCGCAGGCTGCCTGGCAGTCGGTGGCGTTGCCGGCGTTGCTGGCCGCGATCGAGCAGGGCAAGCTGCCGAAACCGAAGGTGACGCCGCCATGACCAACCAGCCCCGCCAGCCCCTTTCCTGCCCGCGTTGCGGATCCACCGACGTCGAGACCACGACGATGGGCAGCCTGATCGGCGGGGGCTGGGACCCCAACCGGGCCAAGTGCTGCGCGTGCCAGCACCAGGGCAACGCCGGCGACTGGCGGCGGGTCGCCGAGCTGAGCCGCGCCCCTGCCGGCGCGCGCCCGGTGTTCCGCGAGGCCGACGTGGTGCGCGCCGCGCGCAGCCTGGCAACGATCGACGCCTGGCTGCCGCGGTTGCGGAAGTCGGCGGCCGCGATCGGCGCGAAGCCGGGCTCGGACGTCTACAGCCAGGTGGAGGCCCTCGAGGCGGCGGCCTGGCTCTGCAGCATCGTGGGCCCGCTGTCGCGCCCGACGGAGGATGGCGAGCTGCTCGAGACGCGCGCCATCATGTGCGAGCTGATGAGCCTGCTGGGCCAGGCCCAGGAGGTCGCCGCCACGCTGGAGCGCTACGGCCGCAACGGGCACGTGAACCGCAACCAGGCGCTGCTGGTCGGCGGCCTGCTGCAGGGCCGGCTGCAGGAGGTCCTCAACAAGATCGGCGTGCAGATGGAAGGGCAGCAGCCCGAGGAGCCAGACGCATGAGCACGATTCCGCACCCTGTCGCCCGTCGAGCTCAGCTGCCGCGCCCCGCGCTGCCGCTGACCGAGAAGCAGTTCCTGACCTACAAGGAGGTGCAGGCCCTGGGCATCTGCCCCGAGCGCACGCTGCGCCGCCTGGTAGGCGCCCGCGTCGTGGTCCGGGCCGTGCACTGGACCGGGTCGCGCATCAAGTTCGAGAAGGCGGTCCTGCTCGAGGAGCTGCGCCACCCGCAGAAGTGACCCATGGGCTGCATCTACAAGCGCGACAGCAGGAGCGGCGCCGGCGAGCAACGCTGGACGATCGAGTGGAAGGACCACCTGGGTCGGACACGCCGCCGCCGCGTGTACGGCGAGAAGGCCGTCGCGCGTGCCATGCTGGCGAAGGAAGAGGCGCGCGTGGCCCGCGGCGAGGCTGGGCTGCTCGACCCGTTCGAGAAGACGAAGACGACGAAGCTGCAGGCTCTGGCGGACAGCTACGCGAAGTCGCTCGCCGGCGAGAAGCGCGCCCCGCGCTACGTGAGCGGGATCCGCGATCGCCTGGCGCTGGCGATCGAGGTGATGGGGGTGCGGTTCCTGCAGGAGATCACCCCAGACCGCGTCGACACGTTCCTGGCGCGCCTGATGGCCGGCGACAACCTGCCGCCGATGAAGCCGCGCCGGAAGGGTGGCCGGCCGATCCCACGCGGCCCGGTGTCGGCGGTGACGCGCGACCGCTACGGCGAGGCCCTGCGTTCGTTCGGCGCCTGGCTGCACTACACCGAGCGCTGGCCGCTCAACCCGTTCGGGAAGGTGCGCCGGATCGCCGGCGACGCCGACCGCACGATGGAGCACCGGGCCTGGACGCCCGAGGAGATCGGCCAGCTGATCGAGGCCGCGACGACGCGGTGCGTGCAGCAGTGGGTGACGGCGCACCCGAGCGCGCCGGCCGAGAAGATCGACGCCCTGCGCGAGGAGGGGTGGCGGCGCTCCGTGCTCTACGAGTTCGCGGCCTACGCCGGCCTGCGCCTCAGCGAGTGCACCACCCTGACCTGGTCGCAGATCGTCCTCGACGGTGACGAACCGAGCGTGACGGTGCAGGCCGCGCTGGCCAAGAACCGCAAGCGCGGGCAGTCGGTGCCCCTGGTACCGTGGGTGGTCGCCGGCCTGAAGGAGCTGCGCGAGCGCCAGAAGGCCGCCGCGGTGCGCGCCGGCCGGCCGATGGTGTCACAGAGCGACCGGGTGTTCGCGTTGAACCGCGGGCTGCTGGAGGCCCTGAGGAAGGACGCGACCTGGGCGTTCGGCAAGGAGCGCGGCCTCTACGACGCGCAGGGTCGGCGCACGACGTTCCACGGGTTCCGGGCCTCGACGTGCACGATGCTGCACCGGGCGGGCGTGACGCTGGCGGTGGCGGTGAAGATCATGCGCCACGCGGACCCGAAGCTGACGATCGAGACCTACGCGAAGCTGGACAGCCTGACCGACGGCCACCGCGAGCTGGCGAAGATGGCCTTGCCGCGGGTCACGGCGGTGCCGACCGAACTCCCGGGAGTGCTGGCGGGAGTAGAAGAGCGGCCGAAGCTGGCCGTCGGTGGCCGCGTTGACTTTGCGGCGTCGGCGCCGATTCCGGCGCAAGTCGTGCCCGCTGCGGGCGATCGGCCGTCCCTGGCCGCGTCTGGCCGCGTTGGCGAAAACGGCCGAAATGGTGGGCGTTGCAGGAGTCGAATCCGCAACTGCGACCCCGCAACGGTAGGCGAGCAGAGGGTTTCAGGTTTCGGATCGAGCCCTGGGAGCCCTGGCGGGAGTAGTTCGCCCGGCGAGCTCCTGGCCAGGCTGTCGGCCGCTGCTCGGGCCGTCCTGGTGCAGGTGCAGCACGGGGTGTTGCGCCTGCCTCCCGACCTGGTCGAGGACCTGCAGCAGCTGCTGCAGAGGGGTGGAGTGCAATGACGACGACGACGAGAAGCGCGATGGCGCACCCGCTGCATTGGCCTGCCGGCCGAGCCCGAACGCCGCGGCAGCATCGCCGTCGCAACAGCCTGTGGAATGGCTCGACGGCGTCGACGGCCATGGTGGAGATCGAGCGCGAGGTCGAGCGCATGGGCGGCATCGACCTGGTCGTCAGCACGAACCTCGCCGTGCGCATCGACGGCTTCCCGCGGTCCGGCCAGCCCGAGCCCGAGGACGTTGGCGTGGCCGTCTACTTCGAGCGCAAGGGCAAGCGCCTGGCGTTCGCGTGCGACAAGTGGACCAGCGTGCGCGAGAACCTGCGCGCGATCGGTATGCACCTCGAGGCGATCCGCGGCCAGGAACGCTGGGGAGTCGGGTCGCTCGACCAGGCGTTCGCCGGCTACGCCGCGCTGCCGGAGACGTCTTCGGCGACCGATCGGCCGTGGTGGGAGGTCTTCGGCATGGACTGGGGCGGCGTCGGTGTCCTGCGCAGCAAGTCCGGAGAAGTGCAGAGCCGCTTCCTGCGCGACTGCTACCGCGAACTGGCGAAGCTGCGGCACCCTGACTGCGGTGGCTCGAACGAGGCGTTCGCGGAGCTGCAGAAGGCCTACGAGGCCGCGAAGCTCGAGCTGGGGGTCGCATGATCGGTCGACGCTACCGAGGCAAGCCGGCGCCGTGCTGGGCGATCGACGGCGCCCCTGTGTGGTACACGCCGCAGGCAGGGACGCGATTTGCCGCCGTCATCGACGGGCGGCCGTGGTGGCCGGAGACCCATCGGGCCTGGCTGGTGCGTCTTCGCGATGTCGCGACAACGCTGGGCGTGCGCAAGGTGGCGGCGGCCGAGGTCGCGTCGCTGACTCCACGGATGGACGAAGGGAGGACGTGATGCAGTGCAACCAACCCATTCCCGGCGACGGCGTGCCGACGACGATCAGCAACCCGCAGTCGCACATCCTGATGCGGCTGCAGGCTGAGGTCGACGCAGCGCATGCCATCCTGTCCGACCACAAGGTGCCGTGGCAGGGCTCCGATGGTGCCCTGCTGAGCCTGCGCGAGCGCGTGGTGGCCGCACTGGCCTCGCGCCGCTGGCCGCCGCCGCTTCCGCCGCTGCCCTCGGCGACCGAAATCGAGGCGATCAGCCAGAGGCTGGCGTTCGACGACGACGACCCGTTCCTGCCGGCGACGTCGAGCGAAGGCGCTGCCGGCATGGGGTTCATCTGCGCGGCCGTCTGGACGCTGTATGGCGCTGCGATCGTGCTGGGCGTCGTCCTGCTGGTGAGGTGGCTCGCATGATCCCGGCCGAGATGAAGGGCGTGGCCTTGGTCGCCCTGCGGCGCGCGATCGTGCTGCTGGTCGACGCTGCCCGGTGCAGCCTGGCCGAGCCGTTCTCGCCGGTCGCCCGGGTGCGCCTGAAGGCCCAGATCGACGCGGCCGTGCGCGACCTGCGCATCTACCAGGTGGCCGAGCTGCCGCCCGAGATCCCCGCCGTCCCCGTCGCGGAGACGCCCAACCCGACTTCCTGACCTCGAGGAAACCATGCAATCGACCCTTCGCCGCAGCGGCACCTTCGCTGCCTTCCTGTTACCGCCGAAGCACCGTATCGAGCCCGGCGAGCCGGCATTCGCCGCGGCGCTCGCCCGTTGCCGGTTCCGCACGATCGAGAACGCGGCCGACGAGGCGGTGTCGTCGGGCTGGGTCACGCCCGAGGACCCGAGTGGCGATACCCACGCGATCGAGGACATGGACACGGGCGGCGGCATCTGGCTGCGCCTGCGGATCGACACGAAGAAGCTGCCGGCGTCGCAGCTGGCGATGCACCTGGCGGCGGCGAAGCGGGCGAAGGGCCTGGCCCTGAACGCGCGGGAGCGCCGCGAGCTGAAACACGACCTGCTCGAGAAGCTGATGCCGCGCGTGCTGCCGAAGACGACGAACGTCGACGGCCTGCTGTTCGTGACAAAGGACCGCGCGATCGTCTTCTCAGGGTCGAAGTCGCACCGCGAGGCGTTCGCGAAGGCCTTCCGCGAGTCGTTCGGCGTCGAGCTGCAGCCGCTGGGCCCGCGCGAGGTCGCCCTGGATCGCCTGGAGCGCAGCGACGCGAAGGCGATCGAGGAGCTGCACCCCGTGCGTTGGTCGCAGGCCGGGAGGACCGCATGAAGCCCAAGCGCACTGTCGTGCTGGGCAAGCCAGCTCCCACGGTCGTCGGCGCCGACAGCCGAGCCGTCGTGGTCCACCCCAAGGAGTCGAAGCGGGCGGTGCGCGGCGCGATCCGCCAGGCGCTCGAGGCTGCTGGCCTGAAGCCGGAGCCTGCCCCCGAGCAACAGCAGCAGTCGTTCGGCTTCGACGTGACCCACCAGTTCCTCGGCGAGGAGTTCTTGCTTTGGCTGTGGTTCCGGTGGGAGATCGACGGCGGCGAGTTCACGCTGCACCGCGGCCTGGTGGTCGGGGTCGCGATCGACGACCTGATCGAGTTCGCGCCGCTCAGCGACGACGACACCAGGCAGAGCCTTCGGTTCGGCGTGCCGACGCGCACGGCCGAAGCGCGCCAGGCGCTGCGCAGCGGCCACCGCCTGGCGAAGGCGCGGCTGCTGGTGGCGACGTCTCTCGACCAGTGGACCGTCGTGCTGGACGCCGGCCGCTGGGTGTTCTCCGGCGTGCGCCTGCCCGACGACCGCCTCGACAACGAGACGGCATACGACCACTCCTTCGAACGCACCCAGAACTGGCTGGAGCTGCTGACGATCATGGAGGAGCTGTTCGCGCAGTTCGTGCGCGCGCGAATCGGCAAGGACTGGCCGAAGTGGTGCGCCGAGATCGCCGAGTGGATGGCCGCCGGCAAGAAGCACAAGGCGAAGCCGGCGAAGGACGAGAAAGTGCCGAAGGGCGGCAGGAAGGCGCGCCTATGAGGACGCCCAAGGAAGTCTGGTCGGCCACCAGCGACGACGCGCGGTGGATCGACGACCAGGTCGCCATGGTCGCGCAGATCATGCGCGAGGCCTTCGACGCGGGCATGCGTGCCGGCGTCGAGTTCGCGGTCGGCGCGGGGGAGCACCACGCCACCGAGCTCGCCGCCAACCTGGCCCTGCGCCTGCCGCCGTCCGTGGCTGCAGGCCTGCGTGCGCGCATTGCCGGCCTGCGCGACGCCGTGGCGAGGCCGGTGGTTGTCGATGGCGCCTGGTTCGAAGCGATCCAGGAGCGGAGGAGGGGCTGATGGTCAGCACTCCGAAGGATCCGGCGTTCCTGTTCTACGCCGGGACGTGGATGACGTCGGACGAGGTCAGCTGCCTGACCCTGGAACAGCAGGGCGCCTATGTGAGGCTGCTCTGCTTCGCCTGGTTGCACGGGAGCATTCCCGCCTCCGAGGTCGAGATCCGGGGCTTGCTCGGGCTGCTGTCTGCGTCCGACGAAGTGTTCGCGCGGGTCTGGTCGCCCATGCTGTCGCGTTGCTGGGTCAGATTGCCTGGGACTCCCGGGCGACTCATCAACCAACGGCTGGAGCACGAGCGGGCCGAGCGCCACCGGAAAGCTGCCGAGATGCGAGCGCGAGGCCAAGCAGGAGGCCAGCGGAGCGCCGAGCAGCGGGCAAGCGGAGACCCAAGCAGAGGGTCAAGCAGAGGGCAACCAGAACCCCAAGCAGAGGGTCAAGCAGGAGGCAAGCCTTCCACTTCCACTTCCACTGCCAGAATGGATGGGAGGATGGATGGTGGTTCCTCTGTGTCCCAGAACCAGAAGGGGGAGGGTGTTAGTACTCCGAGGGGCGGTTCGCAGCTCGCCGGCGACGTCGCTGGCTCCGTGCTGCGGAAGGTCGCCCAATGACGCTCGACCTGATCGTCGACGAGCTGCGCGTGGCCGACGTGCACGCGGGGTTCCCCGACCAGCGGCTCGAGCTGGCGCAGGTCCTGCTGGCCGACGGGGTCACCGCGGCGGATGTCTCGCTGCTCGCCGAGCATTGCCGGCAGACGGTCGCCAGCGGCTCGCCTGCGCGCGTCCTGGCCTCGCTGCTGGCCGATCCGGCGAAGCGGGCGCCACGGCTTGCCGACCTCCGCGAAGTCGCGGCGGCGAAGGCGCGGCGCGCTGCCGAGGCATGCCGAGCGTTCGGCGACCGGCCGTACCAGCGAGGGCCGACCGAAGGCGAGGATCGGGCCCGGTGGGCCCGTGACTTCAACGCGGTAGTCGCGTTCGCGTTGGTCGTCGTCGAGGGCAAGTCGCGCGCCACCGTCGCCGCGGACATGGGCGTTGACCTCGACGTGCTCGAGGCACTGATTGCCCGCGGTCGTGAGCTGCGGCCACGCGGCCCCAGACGGCCGCTGCAGGGGGGCGACGACGGCAACGACGAGGCGGAGCGCCGCCGAACGTTCCGCGACCAGATGCGATTCAAGACGCCGGCCACGCCGGCAGGAGGCAGAGATGGCTAGGGTGTTCCTGTTGCTGTTCGTGTTCGCCGCCGCGCTGCGCGCGCAGGTCGTGCGGATCGAGAACCTTGCGCCGACGCCGTTCGTCGGCTGGAAGCGGGTCACGGTCGACCAGGCGCCCCCGCGCCAGGTGGGCCGCGTCGGCGACACGCTGTTCGTCGTCGGGCGCGCGGTGGGCCTCGACACTCGCGTCGTCGACTTGCGGGTGTCGCTGCCGCCCGGCGGCAAGCTGACCGTCGACCTGGCCGCCGCGCAGCCGGCGGCGTGGTCGCTGGGCGGCCTGCCGGCGTCGCCGACGGCGTTCTTCGGCGGCTGGGCGACCGTCTCCGGCACGCCGCTGCAACTCGTGTCGCTGGCCGCCGACGGTGCTGGCTGGCTGGTGCATATGCGCGCTCGGCCGACGCCGGCTGAGCCGATGCTGTGCGTCGACCTCTGGCTGGTGTGGTATCCCGACGTGCCTGGCTGGGCGCGCGGCGAGGTCCTGGTCGCGGCGAGCAACCCTGCCGTACCAGCGATGGCCGCGGTCGTGCCCAACGGCTTCACCGTGGGTTTTGGGTCCGCGATCGTCGCGGTGCCGGGCGGTTCGGGTCCGCTGCTGGCACCAGGGACGGTGCTAGCCGATGGCCAGGCACGGGCCGTCCCGGTGACGTTCGTGTGGCCGGCGAAGCTGCAGAGCGTGGCGGACTTCGGTTCGGTGGTTGCTGATGCGCAGATGGGCGTCGTGGGAGTGGGCATCGGGAAGCTGCTGGCGAACGGCAACCCGGTCTACCTGCCGTCGTTCAACGCGCGCGCGTGGGCCGCTGGGCTGCTGCCTGAGGCTGTGCGGCGCCTGCACACGTGGGAGCCGGCAGTGTGCGGGCCGGCGAGCGCGAGCCCCTCTGCAGGCGAGCAGGAGGACAGCGTGTTCACGCGCGGCGAGGCGCTGCTGCCCGGCGGGGTCGGCGCTGAGCTGGTGGCCTACCTGAGCGCGCTGAAGCTCGCTGCGCGCCCGATCCAGCACCGCGAGGCCGACGGGTCAATGCTCGACGGTGCGCGGCACCCGCAGCTGGTGTGCTGGGATGGGCGGCCGCACTGGCACACGGGCGTGTCGCCCGATCGGCTGGGCAAGCCGGCGAACCTCGACGTCGCCGCGGCGAACGGATTTTGGGGGCCCGACGTCGAACACGCGATGTTCGCGACGCTCGCCGCCGGCGCGCGCCTCACCGGCTCGCCGGCGTGCCAGCAGCTGCTGCGCCAGCTGGCGGTGCTCTACCCGCTGCAGTGGACCACGCAGCCGGGCTGGTCGACCAGCGAGCCGTTCGCGGCGCGTGCGGTTGGCTGGGAGGGCATCCTGGCGGTGCACCTGTGGCGCGAGCTCGAGGACCGCGGCGCGGCGGCCGCGGTGCGCGCGCACTACGCGCAGCGCGTCGCCTCAGTCCTGGTGCCAAAACTAGACGTGGCCCAGTGGAGCATCTGGGACGTGCGCGTCGACGACCCTCGGCTCGGCGCCGGCCGGCGGTGGATCCCATGGCAGCAGGCCCTCGGCGCCTACGGCCTCGACCTGGCCGGCGAGCAGTTCGGACTGCCGGCCGCGCGCGCGGTGGCCCTTCGCGCAGCGCGGCGAGTGCTCGACGACGCCTGGCGCCAGGTCGGCGGGCGCTGGGTGTGCTGCGAGAGCGGGCTGCTGGCGGAGCCTGGTGGCGCCGGCGGCACGTTCAGTGAGGGGTTCGCGTTCTACGGAATGCCGCTGGCGCCGTGCGTGGTGCTGCGCCACGAGCCCGGCAACGCGAAGGCGAAGGCCATCCTGGCACAGCTGCGCCCGAGCGCGAACGAGCCGAAGCACACGCGCTGGATCGCGCCGGGGGCGCCATGGTGATCGTCATTGGCAACGGCGGAGGCGTCGCGCCGCCATGACCCTCCGCGAGCTTCACCTGTTTGCCGGCATCGGCGGAGGAATCCTCGGTGGCCTTCTGCTCGGTCACCGATGCGTCGGTGCGGTCGAGATCGATCCCTACTGCCGGCGCGTTCTCGAGACTCGGCAGCGCGATGGAATCCTTGAGTCCTTCCCGATCCATGACGACATCCGAACCTTCGACGGAACCGCCTGGCGAGACCGAGTCGACGTCGTTGCCGGCGGCTTCCCGTGCCAGGACATCAGCGAAGCCGGCAAGCGGGCCGGCCTCGACGGAGCGCGCAGTGGACTCTGGTGGGAGATGCTCCGCGTCATTCGCGAAGTGGGACCACGCTACGTCTTCGTGGAGAACGTCGCAGGGCTGCTTGTTCGGGGGCTCGATCGCGTTCTCGGATCGCTGGCCGAACTCGGGTTCGATGCGGAGTGGTGCGTGCGTTCGGCTGCCGACGTCGGCGCCCCGCACCGGCGGAAGCGGCTTTGGCTGCTTGCCCGTAGTGCCGACGCCGCTGGCTGCGGATTCGCGCGCGACTGCGAACCTCACGGTGAAGCGTGCCCCGGGATCGCGGCCTCGCAACGCTGGGACGACGCTGACGGACTTCGTGCGGCTGTGGCCAACGCCACTAACATCGGACGCGTCGAAGGGAGGGACGCACTTCGGTCGCGGCAACCTGACGCTGCGCGGCATGGTGATGCTGGCGACGCCGACCGCGCGCGACTGGCGCAGCGGCAAGGCCAGCGACGCGACGCACGCGAACAACAGCCGACCGCTGTCCGAGCAGGTTGGGCAACTGAACCCCGCGTGGGTCGAGTGGCTCATGGGGTTCCCGCTCGCGTGGACCGACTGCGATCGCTCGGGAACTCGCAGGTTCCGGCGGTGGCGGCGACTGCATTTGCCGAGTTGATGGATCGGTTTGGCAACACGGGAGGTGGGTGATGGAGCACGCGATTCTGTTTCTGTCGCTGTTGGTTGCCCACGCGGTGTGCGACTACCCACTGCAGGGCGACTTCCTCGCAAAGGCGAAGAACCCTGCACAGCCGCTTCCTGGTGTCCCGTGGCCGTGGGCAATGGGGGCGCACGCTGCTATCCACGCCGGAGCCGTTGCCGGTGCGTTTGCGTGGCGGTGCGGCCCCGCGGCTGGGCTGCTCTTCGGAGTCGTCGAGTTCGCGATGCACTTCGCGATCGACTACGCAAAGTGTCGTGGAGCCATTGGCTTCAGCTTCGACCAGGTACTGCACGTCTGGTGCAAGGCGTCCTATGTGCTGGCGCTGTGGCTGGTGCAGTGATGGTGCGCGTCGTCCTGCCATGGCCGTCGAACGCGCTGTCGCCGAACGCGCGGCACGGACACTGGGCGCAGCAGCGAAGCGCCCAGAAGCGCTACCGCGACACGTGCTACCTGTCGGTGCTCGAGCAGCGCGTGCGGCTGCCGCGCGGCGTCGACCGCTTCGACGTGCTGCTGCAGTTCCTGCCGCCGGACGCCAGGCGCTACGACCGCGACAACCTGGTCGCGCGGATGAAGGCGGGCCTCGACGGCGTGGCGCGGGCCTGGGACATCGACGACGTCCGGTTCGTCCGCGTCGCCGGCGAGCTGGTGGAGGTCCGCGATGCGAGCACGCCCTGCGTGCTGGTGCACGTGACCCCGCACGCCGCAACGAACATGGCCGCCGGCACTTCGCCGGTTGCCCCAACTGAGTGAGGAGAACGATGACCGAGAACGAGACGCAGACGACGGCCGAGCCAACCCAAGCCGAACCGAACAACCCCAACCCGAGCCAGCCAGCGCCGGTGGTGGCGCTGCCGCGCGCCTTCCGCAGCATCAAGACCGTGACCGCGGCGAAGATCGTCGCCATGGGTCCGATCGGCGACGGCAGCAGCTACACGCTGGCCCTGGAGCCGGTGGACAGCGGCGCGCAGGTCGTGGTGTCGGCGCAGTGGGTGAAGGAGAAGCGCGCCGAGCCTGGCGGCTACTTCGTGCGCTACGCCGACGGCTACGAGTCGTGGTCGCCTGCGGAGGCGTTTGAGAAGGGCTACGTCGAGCTCGACCTGAACCGGCCGCCGACGAGCCCCGACGAGGCCAGTGCTTTGTTTGCGTCGATCACGATGGCGCTGAGCGCGCTGGCCGACGCTGGCATCGAGGCCGAGACGCTGCAGAAGGGCATCATCGAGCTGCGCCGGCAGCGCGACGAGCGTCCCGAGGTGCAGCCCATGAAGGCGCCGGAGCCGGAGCCGGACCCGGTGCGTTTCGTGACCACGCACGAGGTGAACGAGGCGAACCGCCGTCTGGAGATCCGCGTGCTCGACGCACCGGGCAGCGGCGGCGCCAGCCACCTGTTCGAGATCCGCGGCTTCGACACCGCCAGCAACCCGTCGTGTCCGTTCGTGCGGCGCTACGGCCAGCCGGCGCGGCACAGCACGCTGCTGTTCCAGAACGGGCCGATCGCCGAGGTCGGCGTCAACGGCATCACGCACGAGGCCTTGCTGGCGGTGGTGATCGACCGCATGGAGGGCTTCCAGGCTGGGCCCTACAAGTGCAACGAGAACGCGCTGGCCCTGGCGCACCTGAAGCAAGCGGTGGGGCACCTGCACGCCCGCACGCAGCGGCGGGAGCAGGCCGGCACGGAGGGCACCCACCAGGGGACCTGACGGCCCTGGGTCAAGGTGCAGCCACTGCACCTTGGCTGCACCCCGACTACACCTACGATGGCACCGAAGAAGCAACCGAAGCGGGGGAGGGGTCGGCAGGCGCCGCCTCCTCCCCAGTCCAGCCCGGCGATTCCTAACGCCTCGCGCGCGCGCGAGCCGCGACCGAGGCTCGGCGGCTCCGAGCTGCGGGCCCGGGTGAAGGCTACGGAGCAGCGCCGCAAGGGTCCGTCGCGCGACCGTAGCGCCGCGGTGCCGCCGCCGGCCGAACGGCGCGACGGTGACGCTACGGTTGCGGCGAAGATCGGGCGCCCGACGATGCGCACGCCCGAGCTCGACGCGCGCATCCTGGAGTGGATCAGCAACGGCGGCACGCTGCGCAGCATCTGCCGGCAGCCTGGCATGCCGTCGCACGTGACCGTGCACGAGTGGCGCAAGGCGGATGCGACGTTCGCCGCGCGCTACGACGAGGCCAAGCGAATCGGCTACGAGCACATCGGCGAGGAGATCCTGGACATCGCGAACACGCCGGTCGACGGCGAGATCGTGACCGAGGAGACGACGACGGCCGTCGACGAGGCCGGCGACACGGTGCCGGCGGTGAGACGCACCGTGCGCCGCGAGGACATGCTGGGGCACCGGAAGTTGCAGATCGAAGCGCGCGACAAGCTGCTGAAGGTGTGGTGGCCCGAGGGCTGGACGACGAAGGTCGCGGTCGAGCACAGCGGCAAGGTGTCGTTCGACAAGATGCTGCAGAAGGTCGTCGACGACGAAGCGGCCGACGACCCCAAGGAGAAGGGCGATGGAAAACCTGAGTGACGCCGAACGAGTGCTGCAGCGCTGGCGCCGCGAACCGCTGGCGTTCGTGCGCCAGGCGTTCAACGCCGAGCCCGACCCGTGGCAGGCCAAGGAGCTCGAGGAGCTGCCGAAGCACGACCGCGTCGCGATCGCCGGCAGCAAGGGCTGCGCGAAGACCACGTTCTTCACCTGGGCGATGTGGTGGTCGCTGACGACGCAGCCGCACGTGAAGGGGGCCGCGACGTCGATCAACGGCGCGCAGCTGCGCGACGGCCTGTGGGCCGAGCTCGCGAAGTGGCAGAGCAAGTCGCCGCTGCTGCAGGAGCTGTTCCACTGGTCGCCCGAGCGCGTCGTGCGAAAGACGGCGCCGGCGACGTGGTTCGCGTCGGCGCGCACGTGGAACCAGTCGGCGGACCCGCACACGCAGGCGCAGGCGCTGGCCGGCTTCCGCAGCGAGAACTGCTTCTTCGTGATCGACGAGGCCGGCGGCGTGCCGGCGGCGCTGCTGGCCACGGTCGACGCGGTGCTGGCGACGAAGAAGGGCCGCGACCAGATCCGGGTGTGGATCGGCGGGAACACGACGTCGACGAACGGCGCGCTCTACACCGCAGTGGTGAAGCAACGGCAGATGTGGCACTGCGTGCGCATCACCAGCGACCCCGACGACCCGCTGCGCACGCCGCGCGTGACCAAGGAGTGGGCGCGGCAGCAGATCCAGGCCTACGGCCGCGACAACCCGTGGGTCAAGATCAACGTCTTCGCCGAGTTCCCCGACGCCGCCGTCGGCAAGCTGCTGTCGCTGTCCGACATTGAGGCGGCCGCGGCGCGACCGGCGGAGGAGAACCGCCGCGAACCGCTGGTGCTCGGCGTCGACGTCGGCATGGTGACCGACGCCTGCGTGATCTACCCGCGGCGCGGGCGCATGCTCTACCCGCCGAAGGTGCTGCGCGGAGCCTCGACCATCGTGATCGCCGGCGAGATCGTGGCGATGGTGCGCGAGCTCGGCGCCACGACGGTGTTTCTCGACCTCGGCGGCCCTGGCATCGGCGTCGGCGACACGCTGCGGGCCATGGGCCAGTCGTTCGTGCCGGTCTACTTCGGCGGGGCCGCGGACGACAGCACGCGCTTCCTCAACAAGCGGGTCGAGATGTACGTGCGCCTGGCCGAGTGGGTGAAGACCGGCGGCGCGATCGGCAAATGCCCCGAGCTCGAGCAGGACCTCCTCGAGCCGGAGATGGGCTGGAACCTCAAGGGCCAGCAGGTCCTGGAGCCCAAGGACGAGGTGAAGGCGCGGCTGGGTCGGTCGCCTGACTGGGGCGACGGCGCCGCGCTGACGTTCGCCTACCCGGTGGCCGCGGTGGCGCCGCAGGGCGAGGACGAGCTGCGCGCGATCGCCAGGGCAATGCGTGGGCGTGGCGAGTCGCACGACGAGTTCGGTTTCGGCGGGGGGAGGTGAGGTAGGATGCACAAAATGGCACGCAGGTACGACGAGTTCGCGAACGGCCGGGTGTTCCGGTTCACAACTCAGCACGGCCAGAAGGACGTGAAGGCCGAGGATTTGTTCGATGCGCTGCTGGAGACCGTCGCAGCGCTGCGCACCGCCGGTGTTCCGCGAGAGCGATGGGCGAAGGCCGCTGAGATGCTGGCCATGCCAGTAAAGGTTGGGCGGTGATGGCGACGACGCGCACTCAACTGCGCCGGCGGCACAAGGCGCACAAACGGCGCAACTGCAACCGCGGCTTCCGACGCCGGCACGGCCTACCCGAAACAGGTTCCCTGACGATGGCGCAGATCGCGATGGCGCTGCAGCCGACCCGATGCCGCGCGCTGGTGGATCGGCTCACGAGTCCGATTGCCGTCGGGGAGCTGTCGTTCCTCGACGCCAGGCAGCAGCAGGCGCTGGAGATTGCGATGCTGCCGACGACCGGCACCGAACCATACACGTACACCGCGCCGCGAACGCCGTTGCCGCCATTGTGATCCTCACCGCCCCACTGTCCGAGCTGCAGAAGCGCGGCGCCGCGCTGATCGCCGCAGCCGCGGCCGAGACGTGCAGCGGCTGCGACGTGCGATGGCCGGCCCTGTTCGCGCTCGAGGACTCCGGCGCGCTTGCGGTGCGCATCGTCGAGGTCGACGGCGAGCTGGTCGGCTACGGCGTGGCCGCGGCCGTGCCGGCGCTGTTCAGCTCGGGCGTCACCTGCACGACGCTGTCGGTGTTCGTGCTGCCGGCGCACCGCGGGCGCTGGGGCCGTCAGCTGCTCGACACGCTGGCGACGTGGGCGCGCGAGGAACGCGGCGTGCCTCTGCACGTGCAGGCCGTGCCTGGCAGTCGCCTCGAGCGCCTGGCGCGCCGGCTGCTGTGGCGACCGGTGGCGGTCGCGTTCGAGGCGGTGTAGACGCTCAACCGAACCTGCACTATAGTGCAGGAATGCCCGCGGTCCTTGCAGCTGCTGCTGTTGCCTCCCTGGCATACGGCGTCTACTCCGGCGAGAACCAGAAGAAGGTGGCGAAGAAGGGCCTGCGCCTTCAGGACCAGGCGCAGCAGGACGCGCAGGACGCCGCGATCCGCGACGCGACCCTCGCCGAGGAAGAGACCAACCGGGCGCGGCAGAAGACGCCCGACCTGAACGTGCTCCTGGCCGACCAGATGAAGCCGAAGGCCAGCCAGTCGGCGATCGACGCCGACCGGCTGCTTCTGGGCCGCCCTGGCCTGCTGGGGGCCTGACGTGGCCGTCCTGTCGCTGCTGAAGGGGTCGGACACCAGCGAGCTGCGCAAGCACTGCATGCAGCGCCGCACGCACCTGATCGAGCGGCGCCAGCCGTGGCTCGACTTCAGCCGCCAGATCGCCGAGGAGCTGATCCCGAACCGCCTGCCCTACCTGCAGGACCCGCACGGCATCACGCGCGCCGGCGAGCACAACACGCACATCTGCGACGCGGTCGGCCACCTGGCCCTCGAGACGGCCGCCGCCGGCGTCGCCAGCGGTTCGATGCCCCCGACGTCGCCCTGGTTCGGGTTGTCGATCCGCAACGTGTGGAGCGACGACGACGACCTGCGCCTCTACCTGGACGAGTCGCAGCAGCGCATGCTCGGCATGCACAACCAGAGCAACGCGAACCACGTGCTGCCGGAGCTGCAGAAGGAGTGGATCGCGTTCGGCACGGCGGCGGCGCTGCTGCTCGAGGACGACGAGGACGGCCACCGAATCGACCCGATGACGGTCGGCGAGTACTGCATCGCCGACGACGCGCGCGGCCGCGTCGACACGATCTACCGCGACTTCACGATGACCGTGGGCCAGCTGGCCGACGAGTTCGGCCCGGACGCGCTGAGCACGACGGCGCGGTCGGCCTACGAGCGCCAGGACTTCGACCTACCGATCCCGTGCGTGCACGCGATCGAGCCGGACCGCGACGGCCGCAACCCCGAGGGCGACAACCCCGACCTGCCCTGGCGCAGCGTCTACTTCGAGCTGACGTCGGGCTGCGACCAGGTCCTGGCGGTGCGCGGCTTCACGCGCTTCCCCGGGCTGGTCTGGCGCATGGGCAAGCTGCCGGGCTCGGCCTACGGCTACGGCCGCGGCCAGGACGCTCTGCCGCACCTGATCCGGCTGCGGAAGATGATCTACCGCTACGGCCAGGCGATGGCGGAGATGGCGGATCCGGCGGTGCAGATCCCGGCGGGGCTGAGCGCGCACGAGGTGCGCATGCTGCCCGGCGGCAAGACCAGCGTCTTCGGCCAGACGCCGGTGACGAACCTGCGGCAGGTCACGCTGCGCCTGGCCGAGATGGCCGACGCGATCGAGCGCACCCGCCAGGACATCCGCGACACGCTGGGCGCCACGCTGGTGGCGTCGCTGCGGCGCGTGACGCACCAGATGACCGCGCGCGAGGCCGACCTGCGCACGAGCCAGGACATGACCGAGTGGCTGCCGAGCCTCTACCGGCTGTCCGAGGAGCTGCTCAACCCCTACGTCGAGTGGCTGTGGGAGATCGGCACGCAGGCCGGGCTGTTGCCGACCCCGCCGGAGTCGCTCGCCGGCCAGGTCATCGACATCGAGTTCACGTCGCCGCTGGCGCGCAAGCAGCGCCAGGCCGAGGTCGACGCGATCGTGCGCACGTTCGCGATCGCCGGCGAGATGGCCAAGCTGCCGCAGCTGGCGCACATCCTCGACAACCTCGACGTCGACACCGCACTGCGCAAGATCGCCGAGATCGAGGGAGCGCCGACGAGCGTGCTGGTGCCGGTCGAAGCGGTGCAGAAGCTGCGCGCGGCCCGGGCGCAGCAGATGCAGGCGCAGCAACAGGCGGCGGCGGCGCAGCAGGGCGTCGACATCGCGCGCAGCGCGGCGGACGCCCAGAGGTTGAGCGCGTGACGCAGCCAACGCAGCACCCTGGCCACGGCCCCGGCCGCGCCGGCGCGCCCGTGCTCGAGGGGCCCGATGGGCGCCTGGCGACCGAGGAGTGGGTGCGGCGCCTGGCGGGGCTGCGCGGCGTGCTCGGCAGCGACGTGACGCTCGACAGCTCGAGCTGGGCCGCCTGGCTGTCCGGTAGCGGCATCGTGACGGTGCAGGACCTGGCCGACTGGCTCGACGCCAACGGGGGCGGCGGCAGCGGTGGCGGCCTGGAAGAGTTCGCGGTGCGCACCCGCGTGTCGCTGAGGGTCTAGCCGATGTTGCTCCTGGTCAGCACCAGCGAGTCGTGGGAGGTCGTGACGGACACGACCAACCAGATCGACTACACGTGGAGCGCCGTCGACCTGACCTCGGCGGCGTTCACGCCGGTGGCAGGCGATGGCGTCATCACCACCGCGACGACGACCACGATCGTGGCAGCGCCGGGCGCATCCACGCAGCGCCAGGTGAAGCACCTGTCGTTCCGCAACGTCGGCTTCACGTCGGCCGGTGTGACCGTGCAGCGCGACAGCGGCACGCCGCGCACCGCGTTCCGCGCGACGCTGCTGGTGGGCGAGTCGCTGCACTACCTCGACGGCTACGGCTGGAAGGTGTTCGACGCATCCGGCCGCGAGAAGCTGCCGAGCGAGTCCCCCGGCTACTGGGGCCGGGCGTACTCGCTGTGGAAGGCTGGCACCGGCGCCGACACGATCGGATACTGGTACTGCTTCGCCAAGGACGGCGGCTTCCCGGGCGCCTGGGCGCCCGGCGCCCCCGGCATCAACGGCCGCACCACGGACGGCACGACGGCGGCCGACGCTGGCTGCGTGCCGATCCAGACGCCCGCGCTCGGCACCAACTACCTGACGACGGTGTCGCTCAGCGCGACGGTCGCGCAGTGGTTCATGCTGGTGGACGTGTTGTGGGTCAACACCGGCATCACGGTGACCACGACGACGGCGCAGGCGATCACGACGCCAGCGTTCCCGGCACGCTGCGCCGATGGCACAGCGAACGGCGAAGGCCTGATGATCGGCCTGCTGTTCACCGCCGCCGCGACGAACGCCGCCGTCATCAACAACGCGACCGTCAGCTACACCAACCAGGCCGGCACCGCGGGCCGCACGGCCACGCTGGCCAACCTGGTCGGCGCGCAGATCCCGGCCACGCCGGTGATCGGCACGATCGTCTGGTTCCAGCTCGCCGCGGGCGACACTGGCGTGCGCAGCATCCAGTCGATCACGCTGGGCACGTCGCTGGTGACGGGGTCGGTGTCGCTGCTGGTCGCGCGGCCGCTGTGGGGGCAATCGGTGTTGGTCGCCAACGTCGGCGCTCCGACGCAGCCCCCGCTGGACCCTGGCGTGGCCCTCTTCAACGGCACGTGCGCGCTGTTGTGCTACCAGGCGTCCGCCACCACCGCGACGACGGTGGCCGGCGTCCTCACCGTGATGGAGCGATAGCCGACCCCATGATGACGACCTCGAGCGTGGCTGGAATCTTCAGCGCCGGCGCTGTCGCCACCGCTGTCGCGGAAGTGGCGGATGCAGGCCCCTGGTGGATCGCGGCGATCGTGCTGCCGCTGGCCGGCTTCATCGCCTGGCTGGTGCGCAGCGACCGCGATCGCCAGGACGCGCGCGAGAAGGTGATCGCCGACCGCGAGGCCAAGCGCGAGGAGCGCGAGGAGAAGCGCGCCGCGCACGACGAGATGCAGACGCGCGCCCTGCAGGAAGCCGTGCTCGAGCTGCGGCGGCTGAGCGACCTGTCGACCGACCACGCGCACGCCATCGAACAGATCCCACACCGCGTCGAGCAGCTGCTCGCGCAAAGGAGACCCGGATGAACCGCCGCTACCACTACAGCTACCCAATTTGCATTGTGTTGATGATTCTGTGCATTCTGTTTGTCGGGTGCGTCGCTGGCCCCGACCCGACGTTCACCGCGGCCGCGCGCGACTACCAGAGCGCCGTGGCGCCGGAGTACCTGCGCTACGTCGAGGCCGACCCGGCTCTGGACGCGGCCGCGAAGGCGCGCCGGCAGGCGACGGTGGCGCGGTTCGAAGAGGCGATCGTCGTGCGTGAAGCGCGGGCGGTGCAGCGGTGAGCGCGCGCGACCTGCCGCGGATCCAGGGCGTCGTCGACGGCCTGCGCGCGAGGATCAAGGACCCGGCACGCCAGGAGATCCTGGTGCAGCTCGGCGTCGAGCTGGCGCACCTGCAGACGCTGGCGCTGGCCAACGTCGACGTCAGCCGTGAGATGGCGCACCTGAAGTCGCAGGCATCGTCGCTGACGGCGAGCGAGACCGGCGTGCTCACCGACGTGCTGATGACCTGGGTGTCGGGGGTTGCCGGTGGCGTGGTGCGCGGCGTGCTGGTCGCCGCGGCGGGCGGCTAGCCGTGACGCTCGACCACGCGAAGGCCCGCTGCTCTGCGTGCGTGTGGGCGCGCCAGCGCGCGATCGCGGTGTCGGACGGGTTCCAGCACAGCAGCGAGGTGCGGCACTTCGCGGGCACGTTCTGCCACGTTTCGCGGCCGGCGCTGCAAGTCGATCCGGACTCGTTCTGCCCTGACTTCGAGGCAGTCCCGAAGCCGGCCACGACACCGTGGCATATATGAAAACGAGAGCGGCCGAGGTCGCCGCGGCGGTCGCCCGGACGCCCGATCCGGACGACTGAGCCGGCGGAACGGCAGGAATCGGCCACGCTGGCAGGCATCCACTTGCGCTGGAGCCGAAGGCACTGCACTATAGTGCATGTGCAGGCCGACAACCCGCTGCTGACCCCGGAGCAAGCCGACGCGAAGGATCGCGATGCGCTGGACTGGGTCGTCGGCGATGCGCGCGGACGCCGCGTGCTGCGCGCCGTGCTGCGGTGGGCCGGCATCGAGGAGACCGGGGCGACCGAGGGCATCGAACGGATGGCCTTCGACGCCGGCCGCCGCATGGTGGGCGGCATGCTGCGCGCGCAGCTGCGCAAGCACGCCCCCGAGGGATGGGTCGCCATGGAAGCCGAGCACGTGCAGGAGCTGGCGCTCCAGGTCGCGCACGAAGCCAGGGAAGAGGAGCGCAAGCGGGCTGCGCAGGGAACGCCCGCACCGACCGAGGACCCGTTCCGATGAGTGCCGTTCCGCCTCCCGCGACCCCGAAGCCCGCCGCCCCTGCCGCGGCTCCGAAGGCTGCCGCCGCAGCCCCGGCCCCTGCTGCCCCGGTCAAGCCGGCGGCGCCCGCGCCCGCCCCTGCCGAGCCGAAGAAGGCCGCAGCCCCGGCTCCGGCCGCGCCGGCTGCCCCGAAGGCCCCAGCTGCGCCCAAGGCTGCCGATGCGCCGGCGGTGCCGCAGCTCGGCGACGCCGAGCCCGACGAGACGGCCGTGCCCCAGCTCGGCGACGCCGAGCCCGAGGGCGACGCCGAGCCGGCCCCGGCCGAAGGCGACGCGCCGGCCGACGCGGACGCGGATCCGGCGGAGGGCGAGGACGCCGACAAGCCGATCGACTACCAGTTCGAGGCGCCCGAGGGCACGACCCTGCGGGAGCCTGTTGCCGACGCATTCAAGCAGGTGCTGCAGAAGCACCGCGTCGCCCCCGAGGTCGCGAACGACATCCTGCAGGCGATGCTGCCCGCACTGAAGGCCGACACCGAGGCCCAGTGGAAGGAGCAGGTCGACACGCAGGCCGCGGAGTGGCGCACGCAGCTGCAGGAGCGCCACGGCGACCGCCTGGGCGACGTGATGCGCCTGGCCAATCGGGCGCTGCTCAAGGGAGCCACGCCCGAACTCACCACCTTCCTCCGGAACAGCGCCCTCGCCGCTCACCCGGACTTCATCGACCTGCTCGCCTACTTCGGGCAGCGGGTCAGCAACGATCGCTCCGTGCGGAAGACGGAGCCCAGTCCGAAGCAGTCGCTCGACCCGATCGAGGCGGCCGCCGCGGAATACGAGACGAACGCCAAGAAGCGAGGGCAATGACCGATGGCAGCGATCAGCAGCACGCGCAAGAACCTGGTCGAGTGGAGCCAGCACTTCCACCGCGGCAAGGTGCTCCCCGAAATCGCCATGCTGGCCCAGGAGAACCAGGCCGTCATGGACATCCCGTGGGTCCAGTGCAACGACGGCACGACCCACATCTTCAGCGTGCAGACCGCGTTGCCGACCGTCTCCAAGACGATGTACGGCGAGGGCACGCCGGAGTCGAAGAGCCAGAAGGCGCAGCTCCGCGAGACCGCGACGATGCTGACCGGCTTCTCGACGGTCGACGCCGACCAGGCCGAGATCGGCGGCGCTGAAGGTCAGCTGCGCGCGATGGAAGACGCCAACTTCGCAGAGGCCCTCAAGCAGGCCTGGGCGCAGATGATGTTCTACGGCAACCGCGGCACGAACGTCCGCGACGTCTACGGCTTCCAGCAGCTGTTCAACTCGACCTCGGGCGTCAAGGCGAAGAACGTCATCAGCTGCGGCGGCGCGACCGCCAACGCGCAGACCTCGGCCTACCTGGTCAACTGGGGCCCGGACGTCTACGGGATCTTCCCGGAGGGCACGACCGCCGGCTACGTCAAGGAGGACCTGGGCAAGCAGGTCAAGACGCTGGCCAACGGCAACCAGCAGGTCGTGCTGCAGACCAAGCACAAGTGGAACGTCGGGCTCGTCGTCGAGGCGTGGCCGAGCGTCGTGCGCATCTGCAACATCGACGTGGCGCACGCCAAGGCGCTGAGCAACAACCAGACGGCGAGCTCGGCCCTCAACATCCTGCACCAGATCATCCTGGCGCGGCTGCGCATCCGTCGGCCGGGCAAGAAGGTGCTCTACGTCGGCGACACGGTCTACGCGCTGATCATGCGCCTGGGCCTGGCGATGAGCGGCGGCGTCTTCTCGATCGTCAAGGCCGCGACGCAGTTCGGCAGCTTCGAGCAGCTGCAGATGTACGACATCCCGATCCGCCGGGTCGACCAGATCCTCGAGACCGAGGCCGTCGTCTGATCGGCGCCACTGGCGCCGCCGACACAGGCGATGCGGGGGCCGCCTGACCTGGTGCCCCCGAGCGAAGCGAACGAACCCACTGACTCGAGGAACACATGAGCGCGGACATGACCTTGCAGTTCTGCTCGGCGCAGAACCTCTTCGGCAACGGCACCACGGTTCAGTCGACCGACTGGATCGACATGAAGGTGGCGCAGGACAACGGCGGCGGCAGCTCGCTGGAGCTCGAGGTCCTGGTGACGACGGCGTTCACCGGCGGCACCGGCGCGGTGTTCGTCATCCAGGCCGTCGACAGCTCGGGCGGCAGCGCCCTCGCCGTCTCCAACTCGGTGACGATCCCGGTGGCCTCGCTCACCGTGGGGTCGATCCACCACGTCAAGCTGTCGGACCTGGCCGCGTTGCCGGGGTCGACCCTGACGCACCTGCGGTTCGCTGTGTTCAACAGCGGCAACAACACGGCGGGCGCTTGCACCGCGCACCTGGTGCCCGCGGGCGCCTCCACCCGCCCGGCCAAGGCCTACCCGGCCGGTTTCTGAGGAGGACCCTGCCATGCTCGACGCGACGCTTTTCTTCGCCCAGAACCAGCGCCCGACGCTGTTCGTGTTGCCGACGTGGCAGGTCGCGACCTTCCCGCTGGCCGCTTCGCCGAACTACCTCGACCTGCAGGCGGTCATCGACCTGGCGCGGTCGGGTCCGGTGTACGCGAACTTCCGCGTCGCCAGCGCCTTCAACGCCTCGGCCGACAACCTGTGGCGCTTCGCGATCTTCGTCGCGAGCGACACGGCGTTCGTCGAGGTGGTGACGAACCCGACGTGCATCGTGGCGCAGGGCCACGACACGAACGCCGCCGGCATGAACACCGTCGGCACGATCATCCAGGTGGTCATGCCGCCGCTGTCGGACCTGACCAGGCTGGCCGGTGACGGCCGCCGGTATCTGGCCCTCGGCGTCGTGGCGCTGATCCCGACCGCCGACTTCACGCAGGGCGGCATCGACGCCTTCCTGTCCGACAAGCCCCTGCCGACCCGTCCGTATGCGGGCGCCGCCGGCTGGTGACCCAACGCCACGACCCTCCTCAGGTCCAACCATGAAAATCCGCGCACTGCAGACTGCCCAGATCAACCTGCCCCAGGTCGGCCAGCCGTACGATCCCAACCACCGGGGCGGCGTGCTGCTGGTCAACGGCCCGACCCTCAGCGACGACGGCACCGTGCTGGTGCCTGGCCAGACCGTCGAGGTGCCCGACGACTTCGTCGTGAACCGAGACGTGTGGGAGGTCGTGACGCCGCCGGCGAAGGGCGGAGTGCGCTGGTTCGCGGCGAAGGGCGAGAAGACCGACGAGCAGAAGCCCGCAGCTGCCGGCGCCTGACCCTGGCGCCGAGGGGGCGCAACCAACCAGATGCGAGCCGTTCTCGATCACCTCACGGCCAACGACGAGATCGGACTCGTCGGGTTTGGCCAGTCGAACCGCCTGCCGAACGGCGACCGCGATGCCGAGGGCTTCATCCAGGCGCCGCACCTGAAGCTGCGCGCGCCCGGCATGGACCTGACCATTGCCGCGATCGTGTCGGCCACGGGCGGCGTGCACGGCGCCGCCGGCACGCAATCGGTCGTGTCGGTGGGGGAGGCCCTGACGACGAGCGACTGGGTGAACGGCGAGCTGCGCCTGGTGCAGCACGAGTTCCAGGACAGCGTCGCCAGCTCGCTGCGCCGCGGCCACGCCAAGGTGCTGGCCAACGCGGCGATCAACACGGCCGCCACCGGTGGCCTGCTGATCTTCGACACGGCGACCAACACCGTCATCTGGCCGTCGCACGGCCGCCGCAACGGCGCGCAGGTGACGTTCGCGACGACGGGCACGCTGCCGGGCCTCACCGCCGGCGCGGTCTACTACGTGCGCGACGTCACCGACAGCACGTTCAAGCTGGCGGCCTCGCCCTACGGCTCCGTGGTCGTGCTGGCCGGCGGCAGCGGCACACACACCATCACCGGCCGGGCGTTCCTGCTGGTCGAGTGGCAGTCGGAGTTCCAGGCGCCGACCGCGGGCGTCACCTTCAGCATCGCCACGCCCGGCGTCGTCAACCACACCGCGCACGACCTGCCCGAGGGCTCGACGGTGTCGTTCGACGTGAACGTGCCGCCCGAGCTGACGGCGGGCGTGAAGTACTTCGTCGTCGACCCGACCACGAACGCCTACAACGTCTCGGCCACGCTCGGCGGCGCCGCGATCAACTTCAGCGGCGCCGGCGGTGCTGCCACCGCGACGCCGGACACGATGGCGTTCGTCGCCGGCTACGTGCACCTGCACGACCGGTTCAACAGCTACGACAACGTCCACGTCGTCACGCCGTACCAGCCGATCGAGCCCGGCGACTACCCGGCCGGCACGCCGGTTGTGCCCGGCTTCACGCTGCAGGCCGACGTCACCAGCTACGCCGACGCCGCCGTCGTGCTGCCGTTCGCCTGGAACGAGGGCATCGACGGCTACGGCGCCGCGGGCACCGCCACCGTCTCGGGCCTCGTCGTCACCCTGCAGGGCGGCCTGACGATCCAGAACAAGCTGTTCGCCGGCGGCTTCGTGCGCGTCGGCGGCGCCAAGGGCAAGGTCGCGAGCAACACCACGACCACGGTGACCGTCGAGTCGTGGACGCCGACGGCTGGCCCGGGTGCCGGCACGCTGCCGTTCCACGTGCACCTGCCGCACTGGCGCAACAACCCGCACCACCACACCGCCGGCGAGGGGTTCCTCTACCCGTCGGGCAACAGCCAGCCGGGCGCGAACAACCTGTCGAGCAACGGCATCGCCTACAGTCGGCCGCGCGGGCGACTGACCAGCGCCTACGTCTCGCGATCGCTGGTGTCGGCCAGCGTCGGCACCGCGATCAACGCGACCGGCATCGCCAAGCTGACCACGACGGGCAGCGGCCAGCTCACCTGCAGCATCGTGTCGGGCAAGCTGCGCATCCAGCGGGCCACGAACACCAACGACCCGGCCACCGGCCTGATCCAGTTCGAGCACCTGGTGCGCGTCGGCAGCATCGTCGGGTTCGTGGGCATGAACCAGACGCCAGGCATCGACACGTTCTGGCGCGTGGTGGGGCTGCAGCACGCCACCGCGGCCGCCGGCAGCTGGATCGACTGCGACGTGGTCGAGGGCGTGATCGGTTCCGTGCCGGGCGCTGTGGCGGGCACCGTGCCGTCG